GATGGACCACTACAATATTGGATTGATGGAGTAAGATACACAAGGAAACAATACAAATGGGAAATAGAAAGACGAAAACGCAAGGGGACCAGGACGAAGAAGAAGTAATCCTGTCAGTAAATGACCTTCTCGGTGATGCAATTAATCTTGAACAATTATTCGACAAGGACCCAACCGCCTTCAATCTTTCGCTTCTGCCTGTAAGAAAGAAGATTGCATTACTGAAGGCTGATGCTAAAAAGTTCCTACCACACATTGATGTAACTGCACTCAATCCATTTGATAAGGCAGAGGTTGTCCTTCGCCTAAAAAATAAGGGCATTGTCAAACAGATTACATTTACAGAAGAAGAGCTTGCTAAGGTCCCACTTGGATTGTATGGGCAAATGGTGCAGAAAGACTTTTCGTATATTCGAAAGGATCTTTATGGTAAGATGCTTAAGGGCGACCAGGCTGAAGTTTTCCTTTCTCAGCCAGCTTGGGTTATGGCAAATGCGGATAAGCCTCCGCGTCTAACAAAAGAAAAGCTAGGACAGCTGGCATACAGGAATCCTGGTTTCATCGATGTTTACATCTCCGATTTCAGTCAGTATTCCACAGGGGATACATTCTGGAGGAAGATGATTGAGCACGATGAGAAGTATAAGGAAATCTTCATGCGCAACACAAAGTCATGCACCACCAAGACCGAGGTTCGTGCTGTTGTTTGGCGCTATCCGGAATTGATTAAAATGCTCGATGGAGACATTCTTGCAGACTCCAAACTGACCTGTAAGGAGTGGCTGCTGTTTGCAAGCTCCGTAATGGGTAGCAACGAAGATAAATTCAAAGACTGGGAATTTTCCGAAGAAGTGCGAGAACTGTTCAGAATGGATTTGATGGCCGAACTGCTTAACGGAAAATCAACACTAACAAAACGCTTCCAAAACGCCATGAAGGGTGTATTTGGAAATGAAGAAGAGGAACAAGAGAATGAAGATACGACTCTGGTCGGATCTACACCTTGAGTTCAGTGACCTAAAATTCGATCATATTTGGACACCGAGCGAAGAGGATAAAGATCAAATACTGCTGCTGGCAGGAGATATAGGTAAAGGGATGCAGGCGCGTCGTTTTATCGAACCCCTCTGCGAAAATTTCAAACACGTACTTTACACTTGCGGTAATCACGAGTTTTGGGAACAACCTGATTTTCATAAAGTAATTGAAGATTGGAGAAAATACGAGCAAGACGAAGGTCCTAAAAACTTTCATTTTTTGTACAACGATTGGCGCATACTTGATGGAGTAAAATTCATCGGTGGTACCATGTGGACTGACTATGACGGCGGTGATGAAATTGCCATGGGTGCTGCGCATCGTATCATGAATGACTTTGCGTACATGAAGTCGGAGGGGCATCCTATAACTCCGAGATTCATTATTCGCGAACATGATAAGTTTATCGACTTCTTACTAAAAGAATGGGAAAAGCCGTTTGATGGTAAGATAGTGGTAATGACGCACCACAGCCCCGGTAATGAGCTACGCAGAAAAGGGCACAGAAGCGACAGAGTTGGTGCTGCATACTTTGCTGATCTGGAGCAAATGATTGGGTACCACAATGTTGCAGATTTGTGGGTTCATGGGCACACTCACCGTCCGTGGGATTACATAATCAACGAGACTCGTGTAGTATGTAACCCATATGGCTACTATGGACATGGAACCAATGGTGCTTTTGATCCGAAACTGATTATCGAACTATGACTCCAGAGATCAAGATTGTTGCAGAACACGAAGATTACACACTTTTCGATTATGTCGCTAATGGTGAAAGTTGTCTAATGTGGGATGCCGAAGAACAATCTTGGTTTCTAGATGGTTGGTTATCACTTAGCGAAGCTGCCAAGCGGTGTAATATTCCTCCAGAGGTAGCAACAATTATGGCGCTGAAGTACGGAAAATGAAATCGTAACCTTTACAGGTCTCTGCTGATCTGTTAATATATGTCAAAGGCATTACAATGAACGAAATTACACTAAAACAATTTATGGAAACCATCGATCACCGTGTGACCGAGGGTGCGCAATATATGTGGTCGTGCTACGGAGATTCCGTGATGTCGCTCGACCATTGGAATGGCCAGCACGGCCCCGAAGGTATGAGCATTCATTGTGTGTTCGATACCAGTGATGCTTTCGTCTATGAGATGCAGGCGTGGGATTATCGCAACAATCGCGAATATCGTTGGATTCATCCTGATTATCGCGATGCATACAAAGAAGAAGCAGTTGAGCGCAATGTTGACAGCGAACAATCGCTGGATGACCGCAAATTTATCGATCTGGAAGTTGCCGAGGATATTCTGGAAAAGGCCAGGGCAATCTTCAAGGGTGAGGATTACGATACTCGTGTCATCATCCAACTCGATCTGGACGAGGAAACTGAGCTTCTTTTGATGCGTGCTGCTCACGCCCTGGACATTACCGTCAATCAGTTTGTTGAACGAGCACTCGAGGCCGAAATTGCAAGACTCGGAAATCCAGCTGCCGCTTGATTACCTAGGGCGCCCAATTAAACCGGGCGACTATGTATTCTACTTCAGTAACCTTTACCAGGTACTGGAAATTCCCAAACGCATTCTTGCAGACGGCCGTGGCGCGTGCAGGATTGTGTTAGTAGATAGATCGGCAACAACGAAGCCTGTGCGAAAGCATAGCAGTGAAATGTGTGTGGTCCCGGCAGAAGATGTAACTGCGTGGGTTCTAAAGGATAGACCATGATTGAAATTCAAAACGTAAAATTCTGGGTAGGTGATATGGAAGTTGAGGAGGCTGCTGTTCAGCAGATCACCAACATTTCCCAATTGCCTATCCTTGCTGGACATATTGCCATCATGCCTGACGTGCATATGGGCAAGGGTGCCACTGTGGGTTCGGTAATTCCTACCCGCTCTGCCATCATCCCTGCTGCTGTCGGTGTTGACATCGGGTGCGGAATGTGTGCAGCCATGACCAACCTAACCGCGGAAGATTTGCCTGAGTCGCTGTTTGCTTTGCGCAACCAGATCGAGCGCGATGTTCCTGTCGGTTTCGATGAACACAAGGGCGGAATTCCTTCTGTGTCGGGTCCTTATGCTGATATCCTGCGTAAGAAGCACTCCAAGATCATGGAGCGTTTTGACAAGCTGGATATGAAGCAACGCCTAGGTCGTGCTGATGAAAACCGCATTGGTCGTCAGATTGGTACGCTGGGTGGTGGTAACCACTTCATCGAGCTGTGCCTAGATACCGAAAACCGTGTGTGGGTAATGCTGCACTCGGGAAGCCGTGGCATTGGCAACCAAATTGGTACTGTTGCTATCGAGATGGCAAAGGAAGTCGCTGCCCAACGTGATTGGGGCCTTGCTGACAAAGATCTGGCTTGGCTGGATGAAGGTACACCTGCTTTCGATGCATACATTGAAGCTATGCATTGGGCGCAGGATTACGCTCAGCTGAACAGAGACACCATGATGAATTTGGTGCTTGCAGGTTTGAAGCGTAGATTCCCTCAGCTTAAGGTGCTGGGTGAAGTGATCAACTGTCACCATAACTTCACGTCGTGGGAAGAACACGGCGAACAAGGAATGTGGGTAACCAGAAAGGGTGCTGTGTCCGCTCGCTACGGCGAAATGGGCATTATCCCTGGTTCGATGGGTGCAAAGTCGTTTATTGTGCAAGGAAAGGGTAACCCTGCTTCCTACTGTTCGTGCTCGCACGGTGCAGGAAGAAAGCACAGCCGTAACCAAGCACGTAAGCTCTTCACTTCGCTGGATCTGCAGGAACAGACTGCAGGCATCGAGTGCCGTAAGGATGATGCAGTGTTGGACGAAATTCCTTCTGCATACAAGAACATCGACGAGGTAATGGCTGCACAAGCCGATCTGGTTGATATTGTTCACACTCTGAAGCAGGTACTCTGTGTCAAGGGTTGAAGACGAAAACAACATCCTCGCCTTCTACAAAGGAATGCGCGAGGGTGTTGCCCTGTATGCACATTGGAAAGACGGTGTGCAGTATGTCGGCACTACTGGAAAGACGCTAAAGAAGGCACTCGAGGACATTGCGGCCGAAGAACAACGAAAACTAGAAGATGTGAGGTATTATGGCGGCGGTAGATGAATCCAATAAGGTCGTTTGGGCCTACAGGATTGAAGAGGGCAAACTTACCAACGGTGAGTGGAGCTATTACGGCGGCAATTGGGAATCCCATAAGCCGAATAGCTGGAAGTGGGAAGAAATTGACAGGGACAACAAAGCCTTCAAAGAAAAGGTGAAGACTGTTGGCGTAGACTGGTCGAAGACTCAACCTCCACAATCATCCCTTGAAAGTGCCTTCACTGATACCTTCCACGATGCTGATGAAGTTGAAACTTTGCTCGGTACTATTGTGCTGAAGGACGGGAGCGAATATATTGTCGGTGTTTCTAACGCTGATAAAAAGTTCGGTGAATACGTCAAAATCATCATGGAATACGTAAAGGACCAGGAACGGGTCAAGAACGTTTTTGGAGAATAACATGCGAGTCGAAACCAAAAAGGTTTATTACGCAGACGATGGCACTGTTTTCGACGATGAAGCAGCATGCAAGAAATACGAAGACAGCATTCGTGCTCGTGCTGCTGCCACAACCTATTGGATAGTTCGCCATAGTCCAGATACCACCGAGGGCCGCGGGCATTGTGGTATTACCTATGTGGAAGCATATATCCCGGTAAACTATCCTTCTGCGCAGGTCTGGCTCGAAGATTGGTGCATTAAAACATTTGGACGCAAGCTAGATTTCGTGCAAGGTATTGCTCCGATGGAGGCCTGGATCCTGCATCCCATCAATCGTGAGAGATTTCTGAAACAAGAATGCGGATCTATCGGCTCAACAAGAATTAATCCGAAGGTAGTTCAACTTATCGTTGGTGATAGAGATTCCGGACTATTGATGACACATGACAGCAAAACCAAGTAACCCATTTGAGTACGGAAAAGATCCCGAACTCAATCGAATTTTTGATAACCTTATTGCATTGCGAGATAAGGTAGCCAATCAATTTGCTAAGGCAGAAAAGATTGCAGGATTAGGTTCAGTTACAAATTTCTCTCCATTAAAGGATGTGAAACTTGAACTACCTAACTATCGTTATAAGCGCACAGAAAGCAATTGGGCAAAAACTTCTCTCGACCAAATTGAGAAGCTTGTCCGTCCTGCGATTGATCTTGCCAGGAAACAGATCGAGGAAGTTGCTGCAGAAAATGCACCACTTGAAGAGCAGAATAAGGTGCTCGTCACACAAGTGGTTGAATTAATGACTAGAATTGGTATTCCTGCAAGATATACCACTTACGATTATCCGACAACCCGTAGCCGAACAAAAAAGGCAGTAGAGCATACTGCTGGCTATATTGGCGATCTCGAAAGATCTCGTCCTAAATCAAATGTTCAGCAAATGAAATACACCCTTGACAACTATGTCAGGGATTATGAAAGTTGGCTAAAAACAGAAAAGGAAGCAGAGCTCAAGGAAAAAATTGCCAAGGATGAAGCAGCCGTTCAGAAGAACATTCTTGGTAATCCTACATTGGTGGCAACATTGATGCAGGCTGGAGTAAACATTCTGGAAGAAGTGCAAAAAGCAATTCCGGGACAGAAGGCTGAAGTTATCAATTATTGCAAAGCACAGGCTATTTCAAATATCAAAGCAATGCCTGAACCTGACTTCGATCTAATCGAAAAAATCCAAGACCTATGAGAAAATGGCTTAAATGGGAAAAAGGGCGTCAGGAAGGTAGCTATTCAAAAATGCTACTTATTCCAGTCTGGCTATCTAAATTCTTAAATGCCGATGCCTACCTATTAAGTTTTCCTAAAGGGTGCAGTGTTATCAAACACAAAGATCCTGTATCGGAAGGCTGGAAACACTATCGTATGAATATTACGATATGGAATGAAGGTAACGGGCGCATGTATATGCTGGGCCCAATCAAACGCTTCTGGCGCTTTGAAATCTTTCGACCAGACCTCGATGGCAAAACACCTGATCAGGTAATCGACTATTTCGAACAACTGAAAGCTCAGCACGGGCCCGATTGCTACATTGATTGGGATGCCTGGTTTAGCTATCCATATGAATCGGAACGTTCTCCGCGCTATTTCCTCAAGCGCAAGCGCCTTGAGAACGACACCGAATACGAAGCAAGAATGGCAGCGGAAAAAACTGCCAAGGAAGCACAGCAACAGCGAGACCTCGCTGAACTCGAACGACTCCAAAAACTTTACGGAAAGGCAAAATAAAATGGGATGCTGGAATCATACTTGTGCAGTTTCTAATCTGCACGTCACGGCCGGTCAGGATGTGATGGTTTTTCTCCTGCTGAAGAATCACAATACGGACGACAGTTCATTCTGTTATGGAAATGCACTGTTTGACGTGATGCCGCTTCCGTTCTATGGCAAATACGACGACTACGGCGGTGTGGAAGAATGTCATGGTTTCGGCTTGCCGATTATCCTACACGAGCTGAAGCAACGCCTCTACAAGTTTGGACAAGGTCCCAACGAATATCACGATTGCGAAGTCACTCCGGAAAACCTGACCGTCGAGAAGCTTTTCGAAGCTGACCACGAAAACAGGTTGGGAATCCAAGATCCTAACCGCTGGAACAGCGATGAGTACGACATTCGTGAGTTGGAGAAGAAGCGCGACGAGAAGGGCCTTACCGAGTCTCAACAATTTGAGCTGGATAGGCTTGCCGCCAAGATCAAGAGGCAAGACACCTTCCGCCAGGTTACCCACGTAGTGGTGCATGGCGACATTGCCAAGGCAATCATGGAGAAATGGTACATCGAAGACTATGTCGGTGATGGAAAAGGTACCACTGGATATGGTAACAACTACGTCCATATCTACTTCAAGGATCTGATCGGATTCATTCCTGCGTATGTGGAAAAGAAGAAGGCACAGCAAGAAGAACGTGAACGTCAGCTTGCCGAACTTGAGGCAAAGGGTGGTGATGCGGCGAGTAAGCGTGCTCTTTGGAGGATCCTCGGTACAGCAGACCGCGAAGAATGGAATTCCCCGAATCTGGCTGCACGTTGGATGAATCAATTTGATTCGGCTGGTAGTAGCAATGTCTGGGGTCTGATTCCTGTGAGGGAATACATTAGCGACTATGTTGAAGCAAAGGATTGGGACGGTCTGGCTGCCTTCACTAAGGAAGTGCTGACTGCTGCCTGGATCAATTCCTTCATGTCCCATACCCGCAAGATTTGGGTGAAGCAAACCGGGCAAGGTTCGCAAAATAGCGAGCCGCTTGGATACAAGGTGCTGGCACAAGCTACACTTGATATTCTTGAAGCTGAGCGTCGTGAATACGGCGAAGTGCTTCGCCGTATTACGGCGAAGATGAGGATTGGGACGAGAATGACCCGGAAAACGATATGAACGAAGATGTCGCGGAAGTCCTTGACAATCTTCCAGTAAACGGAGATGCCTGATGAGCCGATACGGCGAATATGCACCGGTGCTTCCAAAACCCATCAAATTGCTCTGCGGGTCGACTGCCGAGTTTGATGTGGATAGTGGAATTAGTTACCGTTGCACTACTTGTTTCGCCGTAGTTGGTTCTATTGGTATGCCCAGGGACTGCAAGGAACTATACGACATGGAAGATGTTGTAGATAAGCTAAAAGGAAAGAAGTGAAAAGGCGGAAGGGCAAGAAAAAGCATAAGAAGGTAATTAGAGCGGGCACACCACACACCCGTTTTAATTGGATTATGGACGAGCTTGATAAGCGTTATCCAGATCCTTCACCTTTTTCTGCAAGCCCTCCCGAAATAAGATTTCTTGCAGCAATGGATTACGAAAGAGTAATCCTTCAAGAAGCCATTGTTCTTGCTAAACAGGCCCTTGACGATTGGACCCGAACTATTGCTCCTGATTACTGTGATCCCGAGAAGGTAGCCGAGACGCAAAGCCGCTTGCGGGAAGTAGGAACTCTGTATTACATTAGCGTAGTTCAACATCAACTATCAAAGGCTTTACATGGCGATCAAAATCAAGACGCAGATCGGTAATCTGCTCCACGTCAAGGCAGGTCACATCGTGCATGGATGCAATGCACAAGGTGTGATGGGTTCTGGTGTTGCGCTGGGTGTGAAAAATACCTGGCCGCATGTTTTCCAGGACTATCACGAAATCTTCGAAGAAGGTGAACTGAAGCTTGGTACTGCCCATCCTGTGCTGGCTACTCCTACTCTGGTGGTATGGAACGCTGTCACCCAAAACCTTTACGGCACGGGCCAACGTCTTACCAACTACGAGGCAGTGGCAACGTGTTTCGAAACTGTGAATGCCTTCCTCCATAAGCGTGGAACGGATATGAGCGCTCAGGTTCCGAACGAGGTCTACATTCCGTTGATTGGCGCAGCACGAGGCGGCGGCAATTGGCGCGTCATTGAAGCCATCATCGAAGAAACGATGGATTTTCCTGTGACGCTGATCACTCCCGACTCCACCGTCACCACTCTGTAAGTCATGGCCCAGATCAACTTTGACGTGAAGCCGTTTCTTCGGCAGCTGAAGGCACGAAAGGCGCAATTCGGCTTTGCTTCACATTTTGGCCCCGGGACGCTTATTCCGCTTGGCAAAATGCTGGAAGAGCTACATAATATGGGGGCAGACAAAGATTACGCCGTGGAATTTGTAGGTATGAACCAAACAGATTTCCGCTTGTACACAGATAGCCCTGAATTGGCAGAGCATGTGCGCAACAAATGGTGCGAATTTATCCTTTAACCTCAACCACAGAAAGACACAGATGAGTTTTTACCTGAAGAAGGGCCAAACTTTTTGGCCGACCCCCGAAGGCGCGATCGACCTTCGCAACAGCCTGCCTGTTGGCACCTACACCATTCGGGTGTCGATGGAAGGCTTCTACCTGGAAGAATCCGACGACTTCAAGCTGAGCGGCAAGATCTACGGCAAGGCCCCGCGTCAAGCCGATCGCATCCTGTCGACGTTCAAGGATCGCCCCAATACCACCGGCGTGCTGCTGAATGGTGAGAAGGGCAGCGGCAAGACCATGCTGGCCAAGGTCATCAGCCAAAAGGCGGCCGAGATGGGCATTTCCACCCTGATCGTGAACAGCTCGTTCCATGGCGACGCTTTCAACTCGTTCATGCAGGCCATCACCGAGCCGGTGATCGTCATCTTCGACGAGTTCGAGAAGGTGTACGACGACAAGGAACAAGAAGCCATCCTGACGCTGATGGATGGCGTGTACCCGTCGAAGAAGATGTTCATCCTGACTGTCAACGACAAGTACAAGGTGAACAGCCACATGCGCAACCGCCCCGGCCGCATCTTCTACATGATCGAGTACAAGGGTCTGGACGCCGAGTTCATCGAAGAATACTGCCGTGACAACCTGAAGAACCAGGCCTATGTTCCGCAGGTGAGCCGTCTGACGCTCCTGTTCGACAGCTTCAACTTCGACATGCTGAAGGCCTTGGTCGAGGAAATGAACCGCTACGACGAAAGCCCGCAGCAAGCGATGGAAATGCTGAACGCGAAGCCGTACGACGCCGGCAGCATCCGTCACAACGTGGAAGCGTTCATCGGCGGCAAGAAGATCCCGAGCGAGCAGGTTTGGCCGAGCGTCATCCGCGGCAACCCGATCGCCCACGAGGAACTGGAGTTCCGTATCGATACGGACCCGGCGAACGACGACGCCGAAAAGCTGGACCTGGAAGTCAACCAGCAGATGCTGAAGAAGATCGATCCGGACGCCGGTACGTTCACTTACGTGGTGAACGAGGGTCAGGCCAACATGGTGGTCCTCCAGATCACCCGCGAGACGTACACCAAGACGCCCGCGTACAACTGGCTGGATGCGTTCTAATCAGTAGACAAGTAGGGCCTTCGGGCCCTACAATGTTGGCATGAGCAAAACGTTTGAGCAGAAGTACGAATCAGCATACTATTGCTGGATTCGCGATGAGCATTATGTAATGTTCCAAGGCATCCGTACACGACATGCAACTAAGGACGAAGCATTGCAAGTCTGCGAACGCACTAATGAACGACACGGATTGCCTCATGTCAATGTCTACAAGAGTTCAACTTTCAACCAAAGGAATCAACATGTTTCGTAAAATGATTGCCCTGGTCGCGCTGGCGTGCAGTGTTTCTGCATTCGCAGCCTCCACGACCGTCGACACGTCCGGGCTGACGGAAGCCCAGATCGCTGAAATCAAGGCGATCGCTGCCAAGAAAGTGGCCGAGACCGCTGCGCAGGCTGCCAAGCCGGCCGCCGACGTTACCCCTGAAAAGGTGACGGCTGGTGTGACGCTCGCCGCAACTTGGGGCACCCAGGCCGCAGCGGCTGCTGAAGGCTTTGCCAAGGCGCTCGGTATCGCTGCCAAGGAACTGAACATCACCATCAACGACTTCCTGAAGAGCCCGGCTGGCATGCTTACCGCAGGACTGATCATCTGGAAGATGGCTGGTGCAGCAATCCTGCATGCCCTATATGGATTCATCGTGCTGACCGTCGGCCTTACCATGATTCGCGTTCGCTACACCCGTCTGTTCACGAAGGGTCACGAGAAGGTGGAATACAGCCGATTCGGTGGCTTCTTCAAGGGTACGAGAATGGTTCGTGTACCCAAGACGTTCCAGGATCTGCACAACGATGGCGAATGGCTGGCGTTCTGGGTGATGATCATCCTGACGGTGGTCGTGATGGTGTTCGCTGGAGCGTTCTTCTAAGCCAGCGTTGACATCCAGCTCGTAAGAGCCTACAATGAAGGGTAGCGGAAAGACCGCTACCCTTTTTCACTTTGTAGGAGCTACAATGACAAATAAAATGAAAGCTCTGGAAAACTATAAGAAATTTCTTGAGACGTATTCCGGAGTAGAGCTATTAAAGAAACATAAACTCGACGAAACTGGCATTTGGCGCATTAGAGGAGAAGATCCTAATTGCGACATGGGTGGACATCACTATATGCCAGAGCTCGGTATCTTCTCTGGAACATTGCAGGATGTCATCATGTATGGTGCCAATCTTCCAAATTTCTGGCAATGGGGAGCCGGAGGTAACTTTGAGCTGATGGGACGCGAGATTCCAACCATAGACAAAAATAGCCTTGAAGCTAGAGATGCTATGGAGGAAGAGCTCAAGGAAATGGAAGAAAAGGTTAGGGAACTAAAACGTCAATTAGGGAAGAAATAATGCGCTGCGGATCCTGTAAATTTTGGGGCGATGGTGATGGTACCGGTTTTCCATATGATGCCGGGCATATGAATTACTGCAACAATCCACAGGTTGGTGGTAATCAACATCCATCTTATGGTGCATGCGGCGAACCTAAAACGATGATCTACGACGGCCACGCGGGCGAGCAGGCTATTATGACTCGCATTAGTTTTGGCTGTGTGCTTTTTGAGCCTTTTTACAAGAAGCTAAAATGAGAGTCCAGGTGTACAAATGCCCGTTTACGGGTAAGCTCTTTGAAGAGAAGGATAAGGCAAAGTATGTCAAGCACCTTCTTGAGCTTCGCGAAAGTATGCGTGCCGAAAGGAATAACGAACGCACTCGCGCAACCTGGAAAAAATGGCTTGATGCTGAAAAGGAAAAATTGTCAGGGTAGAAGATATTCCTGCATGGTTCCTGAAGAATCAACGCAAGATAATGGATGCATGCAACGCCATTGATTTCGATTCTAGGTTTGAACGACGCAATAAATTTGTAAGAGAAGACAAGTTCACGAAACTCGAATTTGAAACTTGCCGATTCGAAAGAAATGCATCTAATTCGCACCAATGTCCTGACGGAGGGGTAACAAATTGGTGCGCAAAGGAAAAAGACAAACCCTCGGGGTATCCAGGTTATACTGGTTATTTGAAGGGTTCACTTGCTCGTCCTAGCAGGAACCAGCATACTTATCCCTATAGCGAGGCATTGAACCGCATTGGTATCAAAACAGGTACCGGTGGCGGAGGAAATAGCGATTTCGGATACGGCTTTACAATTTTCTTGGATGATTGGCCAGGAATAAAAGAAGGAGTCGTGTTCAACACACTGGAAGGCGAAATATGACTACCGAGTTTGGTTTTGTTGGCTGGTGCAACGATCCTGCGGAAAACCATGACAAGATTTGGGGTTATTTCTATCGTCCCACCGATCATACCGGCCCTGCGTGGATGGCCCCGACCAAGTCGCGCGGCTGGAACGTGGTTGTGTTTTGGGCACGCCGTGGTAAGGCAATGCAGTTCAAGGCCGACACTTCCGGCCACGAGCTGGACAAGCTGGTGCGTTCCAAGCTGAAGAAGGGTTACACCAAAATCAGTGAAACCAAGTTCCTGGAGATCTGGCCCTCGTTCATTCAAGAGTGCGAGGAAAAGCTCATGTGGGACGTTCTGGCCGGTAAGGTCAAGTGAATATTCAGCAACCCTATACCGTCAAGGAACAGACAGTCGGTCTGGTTCTTGGCATGACCCGGGTGAACTACCACATCATGTATGACGAACAGTCTATCATGGTTTTGTTTGCGCCGGGTGTTGCGAAAACTGTGTGCGATGCGATGAATATTGCATACAGGGTAGGATACATCGATGGCGCAAACGACCTCGCACTTCAGTCCAGACTCTCTCAATCGTAAACTGGTCAAGCTAGGTATTGCCGTTAAGCATGGTAAGGCAGATATCGGCAATCTCCACAAGGTGACCATAAAGAGAGAATCAGCCGACGAGGCCCAAGAATGGTGCCAAAAAAGATTCGAGGATGAATGGATTTGGTCCAGCCCAACTCAAGTCAGCTGGTCCAACTTCTACTTTAGGACTTCAGAAGATGCTTTAGCTTTCGCTCTAACGTTTGCCGGCTCAATAGCCACTTGACGTATATAGGCAGAGCAGACATAATACATACATCAACTTTTTAACCCCCAACTGGAGAACACACAAATGGCAAGTATTGACACCCACCGCGTTGAACGTCCCCGTGATGTCCGCACGCTCCTGATGCGCTGCTTCAAGGTCGGCCGTCCCGCGATGATCTGGGGCCCGCCTGGTATCGGCAAGTCGGAACTGATTGCTGAGATCGGCGACGAGCAAGGCCGTCCGGTGATCGACATGCGTCTGCTTCTGCTGGAGCCGACCGACATCAAGGGCATCCCTTACTACGATCCCGAAACCAAGACCATGAAGTGGGCGCAGCCTGCGGACCTGCCGCAACCCGGCCCGCTGGAGAACGCGATCCTGTTCCTGGACGAAATCAACGCTGCTCCGCCGAGCGTGCAGGCTGCTGCCTACCAGCTGATCCTGAACCGCCGCGTTGGTGAGTACCGCCTCCCGGCCGGTGTGTCGATGGTGTGCGCAGGCAACCGCGACAGCGACAAGGGCGTGACCTACCGTATGCCCAGCCCGCTGGCAAACCGTCTGGTTCACATCGAGATGGCTTCGAACTTCGAAGACTGGCAGAAGTGGGCGATCGGCGCCAAGGTTCATCCGGACGTCGTGGGCTTCCTGTCGCACCACAAGCAGAAGCTGTTCAACTTCGACCCGAAGAGCCCGGACAAGGCGTTCGCTACTCCGCGTTCGTGGGTGTTCGTGTCCCAGCTGATCACGGACGAACTGCCCGAGTCGATGAACACGGCGCTGGTCGCTGGTACGGTCGGTGACGGCCTGGCCACCGAGTTCGCTGCGCACCGCAAGGTTGCCGCTCGCATGCCGAAGTCGGAAGACGTGCTGATGGGCAAGGAGAAGAACCTGAACGTCAAGGATCTGAGCGCGATGTACTCGCTGACGATTTCGCTCTGCTACACCCTGCAAGAGTGGGTGGCCAAGGCGAAGGCCAAGGAAGACGGTCTCGACCTCAACACCTGGCACGAGTGCGTGGATCACTTCTTCACGTTCATGATGGACAACTTCCAGACGGAAATGATCGTCCTGGGTGCGAAGACTGCCCTGCGCGACTACGCCCTGCCGATCAGCCACCGTCAGCTGAAGACGTTCAAGGGCTTCCACGAGAAGTACGGCAAGTACATCCTGGAAGACTAAGGAGAGCGCTCCGTGGCTAGGTTTACCCTAAAGACTTACTGCGGTGCCAAACCCGTTGAGGTGTTTGAGCATCGCGGGGTAGACAAGCTACGGAGCATCCTCACCCATCCGCGCATGAATAGGGCGGGTGAGACAGATCCTTGGGGAAATCCTCTCAATCACGCCAACAAGTTTGAAATCTACGATTCCATGCGTGAAAAGCTGTTTGAGGGGTCTGTGGATGATGCTCTGAACTTTGTCAACACCCTAAAATGAAAATGTTTGAATTCAAGATCGTACACGGTAATCAACGGGAGACCGAAGATGGCGTGAATGAGCTTATCGACCAAGGTTGGCAGCTCTACGGTACCATTCAGACATCACACTACAACGGCGCCACCTTGTTTACCCAAACAATGGTGAGGCCAAAAGAACAACGTGGCCCTTGGAACTAAATAATAAGCCACAACTTGGTTGGGGAACCATTTGAGAAGGGGCGTGTTGCCCCTTCCTTTTTATCCTAACCCTGTTGACTAACCCAAGGTAAGGCACTACACTATGAGCATGATCGCTGAAGACGAAGACGCAATGGACATTACCGCACGTATCCTCAAGCATGGATATTGTTCGGGTCACCACTGCAATGGTAAGGGTATTCCGCAAGCGGACCATACCTGCCCGTTCGGCGAAGAGATCCGCGACGATCATTCACTCTGCAATTGCTGCGAAACTTGTGAACACGAGTGCGCAATGGACATCTAACTAGGAAACACCAACATGGACGATAAGGCCAAAGTTCTCGAACAACTCACCCGAGCACGTATCTCTCTGCTGCTCCAGCAGCCGTTTTGGGGTACGCTGGCGACCCGCCTGATCCTGAAGGATGCAACCGACGATGGTGACGGCTGGTGCACCACGGCTGCTACCGACGGTCGCTATTTCTACTACAACCGCAACTTCATCAAGAAGCTGACCAAGGCCGAGACCATCTTCCTGGTTGCACACGAAGTGGAGCACTGCGTCTACGATCACATGTCGCGTCGCGGTAGCCGCAAGCCGAAGATCTGGAATGCTGCGGCCGACTACGTCATCAATTGGGAACTGCACGAACACAACATCGGCAAGGTGCCCGACCCCAAGACGTCGGGTGTCGAGGCGTGCTTTGATCCCAAGTACAAGGGTATGTTCGCCGAAGAGGTGTACGAGAAGCTTCTGAACGACCCCAACGCTCGTTTCCCCGAGTTCGACATCCACCTGGAGCCGGGCGACGGCAAGGGCGAGCCGATGACGGAAGAAGAGCGTCGCGTGCTGGCTGACGAAATTCGCAACGCTGTGATGCAGGCTGCGAAGGCCGCTGGTGCAGGCAACACCCCGGCTGGTGTGAAGCGCATGCTGAAGGACCTGACCGATCCGCAGATGGATTGGCGCGAGATCCTCAACATGAAGATCCAGTCGATGCTGAAGAGCGACTTCACCTGGTCCCGTTGCTCGCGCAAGACGCAGGCGTACGGTATCTACCTGCCGGCCACGAAGGAAGACGTCCGTGTCGAAGCTGCGGTGGCGATTGACTGCTCTGGCTCCATGTCCGAAGATATGCTGCGCGACCTGCTCAGCGAAGTCAAGGGCATCATGGAACAATTCGTCGACTTCAAGCTTCGCGTGTGGTGCTTCGATACTCGCGTGTACAACGAACAGCTCTTCACTCCGGAGAACCTGGACGAAATCGACGAGTACGACATCAAGGGTGGCGGCGGCACCGACTTCATGTGCAATTGGGAATACATGAAGGAGAACGAGATCCAACCCGAGCGCTTCATCATGATGACGGACGGCTATCCTTGCGGTAGCTGGGGTGACGAGTTCTACTGCGACACTCTGTTCCTGATCCACGGTGATCCGCAGCATCGTCTGGTTGCCCCGTTTGGTATGACGGCTTGGTACGAGCCGGATTCCCATTCTCCGCAGAACAAGCGATGAGCCGCAGATACGAAGGCACTGTAGCAACGGCCCTGACCTGGGCCGTGCTACTTGCAGGGCTCACAGGCCTGGTTGCTTGCAGCAAAAAGGCGGAAGCTCCGCCCCCTGCAGAGCCTGTTGCACAAGTGCCTCAGGGACCTGGGCAAGAGCAACAGATCGCCGCAATGCTTAGAGGGCATCCGAATTCCCGCAGGATCTGTGTCGATGGAAACAGAGATCGTGCCTTCTTCCTCGATTATGGTCCGCAGTTGAAACCCGGCGAGCAAGACGACGGAAAGATGCACGGCTGGTACTTCATCGAGAAGGTTGAATTCTACCAAACCTCAAATAACACCTGGTTCATTACGGCACAGGAAGATAGAAAGTATGTCACTGTGTATCCCGATGTTTCCGGGCTCACTTGCCAGCTTCAGGGACCGTAATGGAATGGCTATCGACCTTCATTTTTGCCTCCGTTGAATGGCTTGACAAGGTAACAGACAGCATAGGAAACAACATGGGAAAATTCTTTTTCATTCTACTACTCTTTTTTCTCGGCCTTCTGCTTTGGCCAACTAAAGAGGTGCCACCGGAGCAAAGGGGAGTGATTAGCCAAGAAAAGCAAGATACAGGCCCCGACCTGCATCAAAGATTCAAGGCCTGGCTCATTGAACACACTCCAAAGAACTAAATGAACAATTACATGATTCCTACCGACGATGAAACCGTCGAAATGGTTGCCCGGGCAATTGCCCGTGAAAGACTTCACAATGATGCCGATGAGGGCTTGTTTCAAGCTCTTGGTGTACACCTCGGAGATCACAATGCTCTTGAAGGATCATTTGAGCGCGTCTTTGAGATGCTTTGGGGTAGCACTCAACCCGGTGACGAAAAACAGAAAGAACGTTATCGCAGTGATGCCAGAGCTGCAATTGCAGCCATCAACCTAAAGCTTCTTGTCTCGACACAGTAAAGAGGATAAATACGTCTAACAGGACGTATTGATGAACTCTTTATACTTCAAGATAAAAGACAACGTTGATGTAGATAAACATCGTCTACTTGAGTTATTCTTCAAGGATTGGGTAGACGACACCTGCGATAACCAGGTTCAATATAGAGTTGAACGAGACGTCGAAAAAGACTGGTTACCCGGTATGGTAAGATATCGCGAAACCTTTAGGGTGGATTTTGAGAAATCGGAAGATTTCTTAGCCCTCAAACTAAAGGGTGTACCGCAAGAGTTTCAAAACTTCTTGGAAATAGTCAAGTAACATCTTTGACATTTCCGCTAGTATGCAATATACTAGCATGGTAACCCTAATAACAATGGTGCAATATGGACACGTTACTTCTAAACGCAGACGGAACCCCACTGTCCCAGATCCCGCTTTCTGTGGTGACCTGGCAAGTGGCTATGCGCCTGCTTTTCCTTGGTAAGGTTCGTGTCCTGAAGGATTACGACAACTGGACGGTGAGATCGCAGCATCTCGAAATGAAGGTGCCTTCGATCGTCATCATGACGGAACAGGTAAAGTGGAGCAAGCACCTGAAATACAGCCGGGCAAATGTCTACCTTCGGGATGACTTCACTTGCCAGCTGCAAACCACAGGTCGCTGCCGCGACGCCGGGGGCAAAGTCAAGCTGACAGAGCTGACGCTTGACCACGTGGTACCGCGCTCAAAAGGCGGCAAAACCACCTGGACCAACGTTTGTACGTCGTGCAAGACATGCAACAGCGAGAAGGGCGCAGACGAAACCATTGTTCCAAAGAAGAAGCCTCATAAGCCAACCTACTATGAAATCTTGGCAAAGCGCAAGACTCTGCCAATTCATATCAGGGACGAAGACTGGAGATACTACATCGATTGGCCAGATCATCTGGTTAAGGTAGTACCTCAACCGGGTCAATCGGCAGGCACTGGCTCCTGATCGAGCTGGTAGACCCTACCGGGTGCGTGGTATGCTTCCTTAGATAACTACTGATCCAGGGCCCTTCGGGGCCCTTTTTCTTTGGCCAAAAAACCGCCGTTTTTGTCCACAAAAATCAGAATTTCTTGAACAAGATGATAAGTAATGTATGTATAGAACTGCTTTATACTAACCATTAACTTAACGGAGAATACAATGGCAAAAGCACCAAAGAAGACCCCCGCAGCCGACGTCGCAACCCCAGCAGCAGAAGCTCAGACAACCACAACAATGGAACCAGTACAGCTAACCATTGCTGATCTTCAACTATTGGCTCGCATTATCGATTTGGCATCGCGTCGTGGCGCATTCCAAGCCGGTGAGCTTTCCCAAGTTGGTGACGCATACAACAAGCTGGCAGGTTTCCTATCGTATGTAGAAGCCGCACAAAAGAAGGAAGCAGAAGACGCTAAGGCAGCTGAAACACCAGCAGCATAATTGTAGGGGCCCTGAGCCCCTAAAGGAGTTTTTATGGCAATAGAAGGCCTAAAAAAGCATTCCGGTCAGCTTAAAAACACCGGAGTCCGTGTTGCTGTAGTATTCAGAAAACTTCCTAGCGATGATGCAAATTGCTTGATTGTTGAGACTGAAAGACTACCTGATAGCTATCATGACACGGTCATTCAATGTCTCAACAGCAAAGAAGCATTCGAAACTAACGAATTCTATGAAGTTCTAAATCGCAGAACATTCCCAGATGGTTTGAATTGCCTAACAGCTCTACACCAGAAGGGTTTTCTACGTAAAGAACCAGTAGAAAACATCGTAATGTTACCTTTGCCGAATCAGCCAGTACCTCTGGCACTTATCAATGCTACCATCGATGGTAAGGTTGATGAATACAAAGCAAGGCAAGCCGGACAACCGCCTAAAGTCGAAGATACTCGTACACCCGAGGAAAAGAAGGCAGCAGCGGAAGAGATGGCAGCTCGCATGCAAGGCGACCCTTCGTCCCTAGCTAAAGGACTAATCCTTCAAGCAGAGAAGCTCGGGGAACAGGCAGCAGCAAAGAGAGAAGAAGCATATGCTCTAATGCCGGAGTTGAAGCCAGGACGTGGTAGACCAGCTACACCGGAAGAGGAAAAGGCTCAAAAGCTAGAAGAGCGCAAGCAAAAGCGCCGTGAGCGTGACCAACGCAAGGCAGCTGAAGCTAAGGTGGAAAAAGCCGAAGCTACAGTGAATGCAAAGGTTGCAGCAAAATTGGCTCGTGACGAGGCTAGGCTCAACGAAGCTTAATCCCGATAAAGCCGGATAATTTCATCCGGCTTTTTCATATAAATACATAGGAGTAATCGGGAGATGAGCAAAATGGCGAAAAAGTCAGCAACTAGCTTTAATATCGATAAGGCTATTAGTAGGATTGCAAAGCCCTCCGTATTTGACAGAATTGTCAAGGAGATCGATGCTAAAGAGATTCCTGCCAAGTATATTGAACAAATTCTTGTTCAGTATTATGATGGGAATGTAATCGAGCTCAGTGGTAGTGAGCTGACGCATCCAATTCCAGTTAACAGGAATGCTACCTGGGAAATGATGGAAGAGTCATTCAAGAAGATGAGGGACGTTAAGATCTTCATCAACACTGATAAGCTAGAAAAAGACATTAACGAAAAAGTTGAAGAACTACTTGGCAATTACTGCTAAGATTCACTAAACTTCTTTTCTAACCATTCGAAGTTATTGATCAGCCCGAGCATTTCGGGTTGGTCAGCAAACTTCAACCCAAAATCCTTGCCTTCCCGGGCACCCATAACAGCAAAATCCCCAAACTCGTTTTCTTCGCCTACGTTGCACCAAACGTCGAGGCGTTTTTCAGTTTCCTCGTTATTCTGATTGTGAATAATCTTGGATGCAAGTTTAGCACACTCTCTGAATCCACTTCGCCATGTAGAAAATGGGTCAGTGTTGAATTTTGTGATATTGCTAACTTCTTCAACCACCTTCATACTTTTTGATACGCTGGTAGTAAAATCAACCGGCGAACCTTTATATGAAAGCAAAAGGTCACGCGGAAAGAGCTTTACACCGCCGTATCCATACTCGAGCCCGTTGACAGGATTACGAGAATGCCATACATGCACAGATAATGCATCTACGCTTCTTGGTTGATAGCTAAAATCAAATGTAGGTAGAATTTCGGCATCGGCATCAACAATAAAGACCATGTCAGTTTTGGCTAGCTTGGCGGCAGCCAGGTGTGCATTGAAGAATCCCTTAACCCCGTGGACACGCTTGACCCTCGGAAATCTTTCCTTTAACGCGGCATAATGCTCGTCGGCATAGGATTCGTCGTAGCTTAGAAAAACAATATCAAACACCTGCTGAGAGTAAATTCTTTCAGAGATATTCTTAATTTCAACCTTACCATTATACAGGTTCTTATCCGTATAATGAGAAGCATTGGTCTTTACAGTTTCGACATTGTAAAGTTTAAGGGAGCTATCATTGTTCCAAATGTGGACATATTGTTTATCCCACTCAGGTGGAACATAATCAAAACGAAACTTATCAATGATATAATCGTAATCGGGGCGAAGAATATAAAAATACTCCCCTAAGAAAGCAGTACCGAGTATTTCGTTAAGAATGTCCTCAGTGACTGTCAAGTCTTCCGAAAAGATAAGTTTATCAAGCACATACTTTGATGCAAGCTTTCTTGCAACAAATTCAGTATCGTTGTTGTATAGAATGAAAGTTTTCTGTCTCATAATCTACATATTTATTGGTATCATTTGACCGCTATCGTGATTATACATACAATGTCTTGTAATACCAAGGAGTTCCTGTGAGAAAACTATTCGGCATCGTCGCTGCACTGTTCGCAACTGGTGCAATGGCTCAGGCAAGTGGCTGGAATCTTAGTGAGGTGCCAGCCAAAGACAAATCTGTTGCTGGATATATCTACCATTCTAGCGCAGTGGGAACACAGGTCGGGGCCACTCCGGCAAAGGTTATTTCTGGCCTGCGCCTGGTCTGCTCTGCCAAAGGTAATGACGATCCTGTGATCGCCATTTACTGGAATGGCATGTTTGGTAATACGCCGCAAAATGTGGATATCAAGGTGGACAATCGGAAAATCCCGCAGGCAACGCCGTGGGATCAGGATGGCCCCATCCTTGTCAAGAAGCTTGCCGGTGAGCAGGAGCTCTTGCAGGCTTTGAGAACAGGGAAATCTGTAACGTTTGAATGGACTTCAGGGTCGGTGAAACGCACAACGATCATCTCCCTGAAGGACTTCAATACGAGCTACGGCGAATTCAAGACCTCCTGCAGAAATCAATAATAAATAGGTATTTTACCGGAGCCTATATGCCAAAACTCGCGGCCACCTTGCTCGTCGCAGGTGCCCTTTCAGGTCTAATCACCTTCTCCCTCAATTACTGGACAGACTTCTCTACCGAGACTCTCCTTTACAGCAATGCTGACGACGGCATTGAAAAAGTGGATGTTGAGTTTGGCAGAAATACTATCCACTTGAATGTTTACCTAACTCAGCCATTAACCTGTAAACAGGTAATCAATAAGTTAGGGATCGAAACCCTACCGGTTAAGAACAGGGTCTATACACCAACCTGCTCAACCATCAGCGGAACATTGATTAAGATCGTCTATACCGAAGCGATGACTGTATGAATGAATATGTCCTTGTCGAGTTTATCGCCGGCGTTCCCGATGAGTCTCGCCTACTCATTGAGAAGCTAAAGGCACTCGGTGAGGATTTTCAGTTTGCCATAAAAGAAATCTCAGATGAAACCGACGAAGATGGCAATTACAGTGAGTGGATAACAGTTACAGGGAAGATTTCTTCTCAATATGCATCTATTATCAAACTCCAGGATCCTTTTCTTGCTGAGCGGATGCGTATATCGTATATTCCCAGCGAACTCAAAGACAAGTACAGGCGATGAAATACCTTGTTCCTGCCAGCCGTTTGCATGCTCTTCAAGAGGATGAATTCGATCTCCTTGTGGCAGTATCTATTAAGCGCACATCTCTTCAGAAAGAGACATGGGGTGCCGGCTGGATTTTTGAAGCTACAGAATCCTTTAATCTCTTCTGTATGCTAAAGTTTGGCTGGGCGCCTATTGAAATCGAAGACACTGAATATGAACAGGTTGTTCGAGACGGTGTTACTTTCTTTTCCAAAGAACGCGGTAAACGAATCACCAAGTCTTTCTATGCCATGACCGGCGAAAAGCTACCTGCCTATTTCCTATAAGCTTCCAGCGATAAATAGTTGATGACGACTATCGCTGAAATTCAAGCTCTTCCAACAAGCCCATATAACGGAACCGGTGTTGCCGGTATCGTTATCACCAACGGTGTTCCTAGCTATTTCCGCATACTCGGTGCTGGTTTAGACCAGATTACTAATTTCACCTGGTTGCCAAAAAATCCAGCGAGTCTTATATTCGAAACACGAAAAATTATCCTTCTTAATAACACAGAAGGAACATTTATGGTTCGTGTTCTAAACAACTACCTTGATATCAACGATAGAGGCGGTAGACTCTGTTTCACCCTCAGTGATGGAACTACACTAACAGCACCAGTTAAGACATACGGCCCCGTATCATTAGGTCCATTGTGGACTGCACCAACTCAAGGATTAATTACGGGGTGATGATGTGCGGTGAAAGAGGTTAGTGTCATTCTAAAGAATAACGTACTAATCACAATAGAGGAATTTAAGATCCTCGATAGATACTCTTGTCCCGGAAAACTGTGGACATTGATACAAAGGCCATCAACTGGCGGACCTTACACAATCACACAACGAACAGTTGAATACATTTTCGATCACGAAACATTAACAATGTTCGGTATCATATCCACAAACATTCTTGCATATTGGGACACCGACATCACGAGAGATTTGAGGGTTGGGCAAGAATATCAACTAAAGGATACGCTCTTCATAAGACCTTACTACAGGACTTGACAATCCTGTTAGTTTACCGTAAACTAAAACTATGAGAAGACTACTCGTCGCAATAATGGTAGCCGCCGCATTTGCAGGCGACGCTTCAGCGGCTAAGAGAGTCAAGAAGCCCGAGCCTATTCCCACATTCAGCGCAAAGAGTTTCCTTGTAGCCGACGAAGATGGCACTGTTATTCAGGAGCAGGACGGGGACACAGTAAGACCTATTGCTTCCATTACCAAACTTATGGTTGGTATGTTAGCAGCAGAACAGGACATGGATGAAATGCTTGCTATCCCTACTAGCAGGCAAGTACATTCAAGCATTCCTCGAAAAACAAGAGAGTTGAGTTGAAAAGATCTACTCGCTCTGGCCCTAGTAAAGTCTGATAACTTTGCAGCCCAAATTCTGTGCGAGAATATCCCTAATTGCATTGACAGAATGAATGAGCGTGCAACAAGCATGGGGCTGAAAGATACCAAGTTTGTTGAACCAACTGGACTCAGTCAAGAAAACGTAAGCACTGCACATGACCTACTGAAGATGGTCAAGGCTGCATCTACTTTCGAAATTATTCGAAGCTTGTCTAGCCAACCAAAGGCGGAGATTCCACTTGGTAAACAAGCAATCAAAGTCAACAATACCAACCCGCTGACTTCTAAGTTCAGCATCGTTCTATCAAAGACCGGCTTCACCAATCCCGCTGGTGGTTGCCTTGTAATGATTATGAATTCTCCGGTTGGACAAAGAATTCTAATCCTGTTGGGTAGCAGAAATGCTCGTACTAGAATCCCCGACATGGAGAACCTTATCAAGAAGCTGTGATCCAACTGAATATCCTTGTTCCATACGAACAAAGGCATGACATTGATAATCTAGCTTCAAACACCTTTGTGATAATTCATACCGCCAAAAATAGAAGCGCCGGTATGAGATACTACATCGTCGAAACCACCGAAGAAGAATATACGGTGCTTAGACTCAAATATGGAAGCGAAAATGTATGGCTGAGGTAATTGGTTTTGATTATGCTTTTGAAGAACTTTCCGTTCTCTATGGGCAATTCATCATTGATGCACGAGAAGGTTATCCCGAAGGTAAGCTCGAAAAGGTAACACATCACTATCCTTACAAGAAGGATCAGGTTGTCTTCTACTTTGCAGCACCGGAAGATATCACGGTTCTTTTGAAACTAAAATATGGCCCGAACATTGTGGTGCGGCCGCCGAAGCCGGATCCTGTCGGCTTTCTAGCATGAAGAACATAATCAAGAATAAGAAAGCATACGATCTTGAGAGCTATTGGATTAAAACCAATAATTCGTTAAAAGAAGAATATGACTATTTCAACAGGCTTGATGTCTTAAAGAGTAGAAATACCACACGTTCTGTTGCCGATATTGAACGAGAAATCGCAAGACTTGAAGCAGAACGTACCGCTGAACTGAAGCGCCAAGAACAACAAAAGAAGGTTTGGTTCGACTACGAAGCCTCCTTCGACGAAGGTCTTCTTGATAAATTCAAACGATATTACAAAAAGATTGAGAATGAATAAACGGTGGGAACTATATCTTCCACTAAATGATTTCGAACCCTTCACCGACCTAATGGAAGAGCACAACTGCGGGGGTTTTACTTCGCAGTTTCAGAGAGACGGATACGTCTGGATCATTTGCTATCCACCGGAAGAGGCAAAGCTATTGGCACGCCTTAGGTTTGACATTAAGGAATTGGTTGACAAATACGGTATAGATGTCGATTTTACCGATTGGCCTAAAACGGAATAAGCCATACAATAAAAGCATGCATAAGATTGTCTACCACATCAAGCCTGAAGATAAGGCGGATGAAGTCGAGTGGCTTCGTGAACAGATGATCTTCCCTGCCGTGGAGGATTACTACGACTGGAAGACCCAGAAGATGATGGTCCGTGTAGGAATCATTGTCGGTAGTGAAGCTGCGCTAAGTGTGAAGCTTCGCCACAAACTGGATATCCAGGCCGACTATAGGCAACGATGAAGCTATTGGTTCACACCTGTGAAGAGCATGAGCTCGAAGATAAAAAGCGTTGGCTTACAGATGATGTAGGCCTGTCAATCTTTAAGGTACGCAAAATCTTTTCTCCTGCATTCTCGGATGTTGATTACCAAATTGTTGTAATCGTAATGGATGATGACTTAGAGTCATTCTTAAAGTTGAAGTATCCGCCGGGAACCTTTAGGGACTTTACGGCATGACAACAAAATATTACGTTCGGGTTCGAAGTAATGATCAAACCCGATTTGAGAAGTTTGCAGAAGAGAATGGAATTAAAATTGACCACTTGTCCAACGACTTTGGTCCCGGCATTGGTACAAGCATGTATGCAACTTCAATGGATGAAGAGCAGGCGCTTGCATTGACATTGTCGTTTCCACTCATTGGCTGCTTAAACTTTCATAAGGCAATGAAGAAGCCTAGTGCTCCAACACAAGATTCAGTAGAATCGTAACTCTGGTAGAGGAACTATGACTAAATACACATTCACTTTCGGCTATGACGAAGAACGCAAGTTCAACACGATTCTTAGCCGACTCGACGAGGGCGAATATAATGTCCTCGAGCCGGTCCATCCTGTCGTGAAGGAAAACGTCCCCGAACGTTATGCCGACCGAGAAGCCATCATTGAGATGGATCCCGAAGCCGCTCTGACATTCCGCATGGGAATGAAGAATCTGAAGATTCGCAGAGAGCGCACAGAAGAAGAACTCAAAGCTGAAGAGGAACGCGACGCTCGCCACAAGGTGAAAGTGGTGATTCAAGTTCCGCCTGATCAGCTTCCACAAAAATGAAGTTCAGGGTTCTAACACCCGAGCAGAGAGCAGAAGAGAAAGAAGAAAGACTCTCTGCCTGGCACAAATGGTTTACCTGGCATCCTATTAGGATAACTGATGATCCAACAGATGTTCGTTGGTTAGAATTCATTTACCGAAGGGGCCGTAAAACCTGGGGTGACGACGGTAGTTACTGGACCTGGAAATATGCAGACAACACATTCGACATCCTCAGAGGAGTCGGAGAAAAACAATAGCAGTCAGGATCTCCTGGCTGCACAGGAGATTATGAGAGAAGAATACCATATTAAGATTGATAGAGAAGAGCAGGAGAATATACAGAGGGTTCTTCAGTATCTAGGAATTGAGCCAAATTTTGTATCCAGTATGTACACCAGCAAGGGTACGACACTCGATTACATAGTGGAACTTTCTAAATACGAACTTCTTTATCTGCGCCTTGTCTGTAAAACCGGTGCCATTGTAAACATATCCGAATGGACAAAGCATGCGAAAGTATCACACTCTGATTCAGAAGTTTAACGACGAGGAAGGCAATCGAGACTTAACAGAGTTTCTTCACTCGAACGAAATTGAATACTCTATCAGTGCAGATACCGCAACCGAGCTAAGAGAATTTGGACTAAGGCAAGGCTCGGCCGAAGACTTCTATAAGAAATATGTCGTGTTGGTTGACGAGAGTGACCTCACGGCTATTCAGCTTTCCGTGGGCGGTGTCATCCTAATCCAGAACAGATCGAGTGTCAATCTGTTAAATAAGATTAGAGGATGTTTCTCATGGTTCTTGAAGTAAAAGAATATTACAACATTGTGGAGCCCTTTGTAGAAGGGTACGATGTAGGAAGCTATCTATTCGAAAATAAGATTTCGTACGACATGCGGTCGACTACGAAATTAGAAGCTGAGATTGATCTTGCGTGGATGGCTACCATAACGCACAAAAGTTTCATTGTGTACACAGTGAGACTCAGCGAGGACGAGGTTTTATTTCTAAAGCTCCGATTCTCCAACCTATCAATCAGTAAACCCAAATCTCCAGAAAAGATTGCCGATATGGCAAAAAGAGTGCTATTGTGAAATATTACTGGTTGCTCGAAGTTAACCATGTTGACTTAGAAGCAACTACCACGCTCGAAGAGTTAGGTGCAACCCATGTTGTTACAAACACAATGGGTTCGGAATCAATACGTAGGTACATAATGGAACTCTCAGGTGAAGAAGCAACTGCTATCGTATTGAGATTTGGTGACAAGATAACTATCTGGCCGGTATCGGGCCCAGAAGAAGTAAGTCTCCGTGAAAGAGGCTTCATAAATCATAAATAGGATTATGAAGCACCTACTTCTTAGCCTTGCACTTCTATTCGGTGTACCAGCGTTGGCTAAGGAAAAGACTGGACTTCCACCAAATTGGCAACCGGTCTACGAAATCAAAGGTAACCCAAAAGCCTTCTACGATGCCAACAGTTTCATTGATATAAACGAAACTACAAGAGCTGGTATCTTCATGCCTGTCTTCGACGAGCCAAATAAATTCAATATTGGTGGCAAAGAATTTCGTGCCAAGACATTTGTCAAATCCTTTATTGTTGAATGCAAGAAGGGTATAGCTGCTCCTGTCATGGAACTGTATTTTAATGAAGCACGCCCTACCTTAACATCTAAGCCTGTAGCAGTCTTTGAATATAATCCGGGCGCAGGATTACAACCTGCCGGTTCGGATACATACCTCCATCGCTTTCTCTGCGGCCCCCGAGTTTAACATCTCAGATTTGGAATCTGGCCTAGAAATCTGACCTAGACTTTCAGATCAGATTTGGATTCTAAATTTGGAATCTTGCACGTAAATCCTGCGGGAAAATCCCGCGCAAATTTCCCGCCTATGTGCCTATGTGTTTATGTGCGAACGTCTTGACTTCCTGCACGCATCACATTAAAATCAAACTATGAGCACTCAACAAGATTTTGAAGAATTCGCAAAGAAGTATCCCGACCTGATGTCTAAGTGTGAACAGACTGAATATGTTGGGGTCGGTCGAGGATGGCACCATATCCTTGATATGGTATTTGCATTCTTCTCCAAGGACCTCGAACGGGCCAAGACCCGCCTGAAATATGCAATGGAACACCCCGAAGCCAATATGGGAGAAGGTGTTACTATTGCAAGTCTGGAAGCACAGGTGGAGGAAGAAAGAGAAAAACTTCCTACTATTGTGCAGATCAAGGAAAAATTCGGCGGACTGCGTCTTTATACCAACAGGATAACGCATGATCAGGATTTGGCTGTAGGTTTCGCCGAAGCTATGTCCAACCGTGTATGCGAAGTATGTGGTAGGCCCGGAAAACATCGTCAGGGCGGATGGGTCAAAACCCTCTGCGACGAACACCACAAAGCGCGGGAGCGCGGTGAAGATATCTGGGAAGACGAGGAAGAAACAGACGACGAAGACTGAAAAGGTCTTGAAAAGTTGATTACATTTCGTTACAACTTTTACAATTCGTTACAATTCTTACAGGAATGTCAGTGCTTACCTACCTTAGGGTTTGCACCGAATCACACAGTTTCGAGAGTTTCTTCCAGTGTGGCTAGCAGGCAACACGGGCACGGCCGTGAGGTCTCGGTGAACTTCTTTCCATCAAACCAAAAAGACACATACTATATAGCGACGCGGATACACCGCTTGACGCCTCATGCAGGGTGCGCTATAGTTAGAGCATGCAAAAACTAAGCAAGTGGACCGAGACCGAATGCGGTTGCGGAGCCTATCGATCTCTAGCGGGGAAGGACGGCAACGAGATTGCCAACCGCGTAGCTTTCATCGAGAAGACTCCCCGCGTTCGGATTCGGGACTACCACCTCGGGACCGAGCGTGATTGGGATGACGCTGGCAATATCGTCGCAGAGACGCGCCGGTGGCCTGAACACCTCGACTGGTACTGTGGGTATAAGGGGTCGGGTCCCGACGACCCCGAGTCCCGCGAATGGTGCGACCGAATTTTGGTTGCAATGGGTTACGAACTGGAGAACTAATGCGTCCCGCCCAAAGTATGTATGCCACCCAGGAAGAGTGGCAGAAAGCTCTCGTTCAGTGTATGAACGAGGAACCGACTCTCACCAACGGCAAGCAATTCATGGTGTTCGAAGGTAGCGAACCTACCGCCGAGAACTTCATGTTCGAAGGTGACCTCCTGCAATTTGCTGACAACTATTTCGCGGCCAACGAATGGTGCGAAGTGGAAGTGTTTGCAGTCGACTACGGTTACACGGTTATCACAGAAGATGATGATCGTTGGGAAGATCTTGTCTTGATGCTTGACGAAGCAGAGCAGGGCGAAGAGGAAACGTGGTACGATGCTGACGGGAATGAATCCCCGGGTGGCTTCTACGACGCAGGCGGTCATGTGAACGCCGAACGGATGGCCGAATGGGCCGACGACTACCGTGATCGCATGCGCGATCGTGATCTCTAAAGGAAACACCATGCAAACCAAGGAATTCACCGACTACGCCGAACTGGAAAAGTTCGTTCAGCCCCTGATCGACGAGAATAAGTGGGCCATCGACATCCGCCAGAACACAAACACCGGCGTCTACAAGGTGCTCTGGATCGAACACAAGAACTACACCGCCCATGATGGCCAGGTGTTCCCGGATGAGATCTGGACCACCGAAAAGGGCGACATGGTGTGCATTCAGGATCTGGATCCCGAGCACGCCAAGAACGTCCTTCGCATGATGCTGCGCCAGGAACGCGAGCAGCGCATGATGATCCAGGCCGCCCTGCGGCGTCTGGCCGACGAAGTGGCGGACGACAACGACGACGCCACGGTGGAAAATCTGGAGGCGGCAGTCGCCCAAGGCGGCAACCACACCCTGCACTAAAATGAGCGAACGGTCCGAAATTGCCGAGCGGATTGCGGTACTTTTCCGCACCAACGAGATGACAACGCCCTACGGTGGCGACGTTATCAAGGCTGGGCAAAAATACACGGTGCTCTTCAGCAAACCAGCCATTCTGGATGGTGCTGTCAACGTGTTCGGACCGAAGTTCATTCAGGTAACCTACCAGACTCAGTTTCGAGACCTCCCCAACAGGGATAACAGGGTCTTTGAAACTGAGGTGGATGCAATGACCTTCCTGCTGGAGGCATTTGTATTCCGTAACTTTCAAGCAGCCCTGGCCGTTCCGGTAAAACCAAAATGATCAAATACAAAGGACACAACCTCGCCAAGGGCTCCCATGCTGCCGAACTTCACGAAAAGAAAGAGTTCGAAAAGCTGGACAAACATCTGAAAGAGGTGGAAGCAACCTACCTCAAACTACAGGGAGGCCCCATGCCGCCGCACCTTTTCAACTACAAGATTGGCGAGCATCCGGAGGATTGGAAATGATTCACACCATCTACGAAAAATACGTCAACGGTGATCCGATGACGGATGAAGAAGTGCTTGCCGGAGAAAAGCACTTCAAGCTTCTGAGCGATCTTCTGTATCGTTCGGGAGAAGCCTTTGTAATCACCGCAAAGGAAGCCAACCGCACCCACATGGGCCTGCAAGGCTACCGCACCAGCTGTGGGCTGAAGGAGCCGAAATGATTACCTTTCCGCCCGAGTTTACGGCTATCAAGTATCCCGGATACTACTGGCACACCGTTGAACAGAAACTCTACACTATGAAGGTGACTGGAGTTCTGCGTCCGTTGAAGATGTCTCCGGCGAATCATTTCAATCACGGCATTGCTGGATACAAGCTTTCACATAAAGGAAAGCATAGGTACATGCCGGAGCATGTTCTTAAGAAAATCACAAAGGCAAAAGATAGTGTAGTGCCTATCCAGTTGACGCTGTTTTAAGTGTCTGCTATAGTTACGACATGAGAACACACCTCCTACTCGCTGGCGCAGCCTGCCTGATCCTGACAGCGTGCGACCCCTTTGCCAAAACTGTAGCAGTGGAAACGCCGCTGCCCGAAGGGCTGAAGGATTGCGGCTTCTTCCAGGTCAAGCCGTACAAGGATGGGCCCACGCTGAATATCGTGCGTTGCCCGCTGTCGACGACATCGGTCCAATATCCGGTTGGGAAGACGCAGGGGCATACGGTTACCACCGAAGCCGATACCAGTGCAAAGGTTGACGAAATCGTGAAGCGCATCGATGCCGAAATTGCGCGTTTGGAAGAGCTGAAGAAGGGGCTGAAATAATGCCCGTGATGCGGCCCGGTGATTACCGTATCTATGCCCAGGCTGAGGAGCAGAAGGGCACAAGCATCTACGTGGTTGCCGATATCCTTACCATGGGATATGACTGGCCGCCCATCCTCGCCTACAAGGGCGTGGAATACAAGTTCCAACGCAATGAGGTTATGGAACCCTGGATGATCGGCGAATGGGGCGGCCACGCAAAATACATCGAAATTTTGCCTGAAAGTACCTGCACCGGGTACTAAGACGCGCCTATTGACCAAATAGCGGAAAAACTGCAAAATAGGCTTTGTAAGTAATTGATTCTATTGGCGATTTTTACGCCAGAGAAAGAAACAGGCCCAAAATGCTCGTCAATCTCCTCATTCTTCTGCTGTTCCTTGGTGCAAGTCTGTTCTTGTATTTCAAGTTCATGAAGTGGGTTGAGGAATACGGAATGGGCAAACCTGTGCCGGATGGCATCATGTTCATCTGCGTCATGGCTGCACTCTCTGCGCCTGTTTCGTTGGTGAAGTTCATCTCGCTGGTCTTTTCATTCATCCTCTTCCTGCTATGAGCACTCGCACCATTGTTACGGTTGTCAAGACCATTCAATTCCGCACCGAAGTTCTCGAGGAGGACGGAACGGTGCGCCACGGATGGAATCACCGATACAGAAGCCCGCACGCTGCTGCCGAAAACTACACCCGGCAGCGTATCAGCGAATGGGAACACGAGAAGTGGGAAGTGGCCAAGTACGGGGCGGCCTACCATCGTCAAACTGATGCTGACCGGAAATACATGGATCGGTTGTACAAGCGTTTCTACTACCTGGCCCTGCGTCGCTTCAAGGAGCTTCTGGCATGAGCATTCGAGGAAAGCCGATCGAAATCAAGCCCTGCATTCTGATCTACGGCAAGCCGTATGTCTCTCTGGTGCAGGCGGCAAAGGTGCTCGCTGACAATGTGGGACACCAATACAGCCAACGAGAATTCAACAAGGCTTGGAAGGCCGGCAGTCGCCCTGACCACAACCGTGTCAGCGCAAAAGCGGCTGAACTGAAGAAACGTGCTTATCCGCGTTTCAAGCGTATGTTGGAGAAGGCAATGGCTGCGGCCTTGACCTAATCCAGTAAATGCGCTACACTAAAGGCTAGGAGAACACACATGACCGACTTCCTCGAACAACTGCAATTCCGCCTCTTCATGATGTTCCAGATGGTTGCCTGCAACCCGGAATTCTGGGCAGTGCAATACGCGCCGGTGTTCATTTCGGCCCTACGCTGATTCGAATTCACGTGACCATAGCTCAGTTGGATAGAGCCGCAGCCTTCTAAGCTGCTGGTCGGGGGTTCGAATCCCTCTGGTCACGCCACATTTTGCGATTAGAGATAAGTAAGTCTAACCAAGGAGGTTAGATGAAATATCAATGTCGCACATGCCCCGTCGAAGGGGAAGAAAACTTTTACAAAAACGCCCGATACCAATGTAAGGCATGCTGGAATAAGAGAACCTACCAAACCGGCAAGGAAAAGGTAACTGCACTCAAATTAGAGTATGGTGGAAAATGCTCAAAGTGTGGTTATTCAAAATGCCTTGATGCACTGGATTTTCATCATCTTGATCCGTCTCAGAAAGAATTCAGTTTAGGATCAAGAAGAGGACTAAATGTCGATGCCTTGCGTAAAGAGCTAGACAAGTGCATACTCGTATGCAGGAACTGCCACGCCGAAATACACTCTGCAGAATGATCAAATTCGAATTCACTGTCGAAGACGCAGACGCCGAAAACATCTTCTCTTGCATTCAAGATGCAGCGTTGAAGAACCTCGAGCGAATCAGCGTAGTGAAGTCTTTAAACTATCCGCCGGAAGTAGAGGCGAGCTACATCGCTGCCTATGAAAGAGATAGAGAATATCTCCTCGGCTTGATGGCAAAGATGAAAAACACACGGGTATGACTGAAGACGATACCTTCGATGCCTTAAGCAAGCCTCCCACTGAGGATCAGGTTGCCTTTGGCCGAAAGGTCTGGATCTACTGCGACCAGCATATGCGTCTGCACATGACTGGTTGGTGCACGGTTGGAAATCGTCACAAGATCAAGCTCGATGCAACAACTCAGAATGACGCATACGAAGAATGCCGTCAAAAGGGTTACGAACTCTACAAGGGAAACTGATGGACTTCCAATACTGCATTCTGCCAAGCGGAAATGAATCCGAGTTTCCAGAACTCGATGCAGAGCTTCAGGAGCGTCAGGTTCACAGCGACTTCTGGCAACTAAAGAATGGTGGGCGCATCTATCGCATCCATCCTTCGGGCCTGACCAAATTGCCGTACGACGAGAAGGGGCCATACCTGGGCACCAATAATTCTGGGCACTCTATTTACAGCATGCCTGATCCCTCGTATAATGATCTATGGGCCGGCGATGGCTGGCACGTGATTTATCAACCTACTGAGGACACACCAAATGCTACTCAAGCGTCGTGAAACTGTCGACTTCGATCCTTCGAAGAAGGAGCATCGCGCAGCGGCAGCCGCTTTCATGCGTCGCCGTGCATGGGGCGATTCCCCGCTCCGTTTCAATCATGATCCTGCATTCGGCAGCGTAGCCGATCAGGTGGAGAAGAAACTTCTGACCTACTACCTGTCGAAGGACAAGCTCGCCATTCCGGTGCTGCCCCAGCCGACGTTTGTGGGTTCCATTCAGGACATCAAGTAATGGTCATTTCCGCACTCCTGCTGCTGGTTGCCGTCATCGGCTTCGTCGGCGTCCAGAAGACCGGCAACTATGAAAACAACTACGGGTACATGATGATTTGGGGCGGCATCGGCTTCATCATCTCGTTGCTCGTCAAGCTCGTACTCGTCCTCCTGTGAGGTAATCGTGGTGAGTCTCGAGGATGTGGTGCGTGAAATTCGCACCGAGCTCTTACAAACACATCTGGACGGTAGGTTAACCGGCCCCGATGTGGTGTTGGAGATTGTACGTAAACACCAGCCCGATTTCGGCCTCGACAATCCTGCGTGGGCTGGTATTTGCGAATTCATTCTCGAGATTGAACACGCAAACGTCATTCCCAAAGCCCGGGAAATTGCCGAAAAGTACCAACTCACACTTACCTACTAGGAACCATCATGTTGCAAGAACACCTCAAGCCCATCGCTGCCGCGCTGCTGAAGCTGCGTGAAAACGGCCCCAGCGATTTCAAGACCGATGTCACCCTGGTCAAGCAGATGCAGACGCCCGACTGGACGGCAATGGACACCGTGGAGATCTCATCATGGGCTTTCGACATCGACGAGATGCTGCGCGAAGGCAAGACGATTCAGGAAGTGGCCACCGAATACAACATCGTGATGGCCTAAGGAAATCTGTGGCATCTTCTAGAGTTAGTGGTAAATACACTAACTCGGGAGAAAGAGAATGCCACATAAATGTAAGGTCTGCGGAGAAACAGATCCCACTAAATTTTACGGAAGCCACGGTTACTATTGCAAGACTCATTGGAATCAAGAGACTTACAGAAGGAATATCCAAAAGTTTATTGATTACCTAAATGAGCAAAGGCAAGGTGTAAAATGCGAAAAATGCGGGTTCGATAAGGGATTCTGGGGATTAGCTTTTCATCACAGAGATCCTTCCGAAAAAGAATTTAGCATTGATCGCAATCGCGGAAAGAATAAAGAAGCACTCTTCAAAGAGCTAGACAAATGCGACGTCTTATGCCACAATTGTCACGCAGAGGTGCATTACGAAATGCGTAGGGCCGTTAACTCAGTTGGTTAGAGTAGACGACTCATAATCGTTTAGCCGTCGGTTCGAGTCCGACACGGCCTACCAAAAAGGAAATAGAATGATTGTTCAGCACGAAGGTAAGCTTACCGTTAAGCAAATCGAAAAAATCTCCAGCGAGGGAGATGTGCTGAACAATTTCTATTATTCCGAAAAATATCCAACTCTGCGTGCCTGGTGGGCAGTGCAGACTCCGACCAGGGATGACCTGATGCAGGAGTTTGAATTGAATCACAGAATGCACGGTGGTTCGATTGCCAAGCTATTCGGCAAGCCGAATTGCAACATGCGCGGATATGAATCCTATCCGGGCGCGTGGGTTTTCTACGACACCGAATCTGGTGTGCGTTGGCTTGTTTTCAGCGACGGCATCCGCAAAGGATGTTTTAAGGGAACCTCCTACGAAGTAACCATCCCCGAATATGGTTTCACAGAGGAGAAGTTCCGCGCGGCCATCAGGAAGTTCTTCCTGCATTTTGGATGCATTCCACTTGACGAAAACAAGAACGCACTATGAATTACATTGTTTCTTCCTACTACCGTGGGGCAATGAATGTTGACCAATTAAGGTCTTTCACAGATTTGCGCGAAGCCTTCAAATATTGGGACAGTCTAGGAGAGAGTCTTACCGGAAAGAGAATGTACGAGGTTTGTGATCACGCCCCTCCTCGGCTCCTAAAAGAGAAGGATAGACCTCTCTAATCCTGTCGACACATATTCCTGCATGCCGCATAATAGTGGCATGCGTTACCTGCTGCTGGCCATTGCCCTGATCCCTGCTGCGCTCAATATGCCTGAGCGCCGTGAGGTAAATCTGGGTCCTGCCGGATACGGGCGTGGCATAATCAATCCCCCTACTGTTGCCGAGTTGAGCGAGATGAAATGTCTTGCTACGATGATCTACGGCGAAGCAAGAGG